CCTGCCATTGCTAATTCAATGATCATATATATTAGGCCCGTCTTGTACTTTAACAGGCTTACAATACGCAGTAACTCTATGCTCTGGAGGTACTAGACTGCTGTGTGAATAATTACCGTACTGTTGTGGTATGCGCCTAGCATAGTACTGACAAACATCTATACTCCTAAAATACATAGGAGATGGTTGCTGAACTTCAGCTATTAATACTACTAGCATAAAAGCATGTATCATTTTTTGCCCTTCTGTTGTTTTACTTTATCAACCTATCATCCCATTGTTTTTTCTTTGTTTTATTTTTTTTAGGAGATAGAGTATCTTGTTCTTCTTCTTTATTTTCGTTTTGTTTGAAACGAGGTTTCTCTCTCATTTCTAGTTGTGCCTTAAATTGATTTGTAACGTTAGGGTCGTTACAATACTTAACAAATTGTAATATACCTGGATATCCGGAACCTCGAAAAGATAATTTACCGTTTATATATATTGTTGCTTTATTACTATCTAATACTAGTTTTGCATCTTTATGAACATATACTGTCAACCACGTCTACCCTTATGAAAAATATCCCCCTCTGTAATTATTCTAAAAAATATTTTCTTTTGTTTGCACCAAGCTCTTGCTGCTGCCCATTTTGCTTGATTAATTACAAAGTGTGCTTTGTTATATTTACTCTTTCCTAACTTTTCTTCAAAGGTTTGGCTAGCTGGTTTGACTTCTATTAGTTCTACGTGTTGTTTACCTTGTGCGTTTACATATGTAATAAAAAAATCTGGAACGTATATTGTAAACTTACCTGTTAAAGGATGTCTATATGGAATTTTTACTGCTTCACTTGCCCAATTACGAACACTATTATGTTCGTCGCAGAATTTCATAAATGCAAATTCCCAACTTGATCTATATGTAGGTACAGTTGTACCAATATACTTTGCTGGGTTTTTTAAGGTATACTTGCCTTGTGCAAACCTTGCCATAGCCTACACCAATATATTTCTGCGTTCTGTTTTTTCTGAAATTTGATTTGCAGTTGAATACCCAATTGAGCTTGTTGCGTCCCTGTTATAATTTAATATTTCTGCCACAACATTACTTAACTGTGTTTCGGTTAAACCTTTTAATGTATCTAAAAGTTGAAATACTGGTATTGTATCAATTTTTGCCTGCGTAAGTAGAACTGTAGATGTAGCTCTTGCTGCTTCGTCACTAAAACCTCTTTTTTCAAAATAACCAATAACAGCGTTTACATCATTTGTAGGAAAACTTAGTGCTTTGGTATAATATTTGTCAAAGAACTCTGTTACTTTTTTATCGTCATTTTGATCAGCTATATTTTTTGATGGTAAACTTGACATATTATGTTCCTGATACTTGAGAGTTTAATGCAGCTCTGTCTGCACTACCTTGATTATTAAAGTTAGCATTTGCTTCGTTAACTCCTCCAGCATTTCCGCTTGCTTGGAAGTTTGATCTATTTTGTTGTCTAGCAGCCGATTCTTGTGCGGCTGGATTTTGTCGTGCTTGTGATGAACTAATAGCCGATGATAAAGAACTTAATCCAACTACTGCAGCTGTTGCAATAGCTATGTCTCCTGCACCTCCTGATCCACCACTCTTTGGAAAAATTGTTTGAGATACTCCGCTTACATTTGTATTACCAGCAGCACCAATTGCTCCAAGTAAAACACCAAACCCTTCTTGTCTTAATCCTTCAGAACTTAAATTCCTTGCGTTTGCAACTAGTCCGGCCGCAGCTAATCCAGCTTGTAATGGACTAGTAAATCCTGTACCTTGTGTAATAAATCCAAACAACTGTGACGCTGTTCCTAATATTCCTCCTAGTCCACCTCCACTAAGCATACTTGGTGTTACGTCATAATGTGATTGATCTCCAAATCCTTTTGGATTTCCATTAGATCCTGTCTCTACATTTCCTCTATCGTAAAATACTGATTCATACATAACTGTAATTGTATTTTGCATAGTAGTTGTACCATCAGCAGAATCAACAGTATCATGTTGCCAATCAGTAATAATAGGATTAACTAGAGTATATGTTGTATATGCCTTTCTAGCCATTTGTGAAATTTGTATATTTTGAAAGAAAGGAACTGTAGAATTATTGTCTAAACCGTAAGCATGTGTATTAGCACCTGCTCCTTTATAAGTATTATCTCCAGAGCCGGCTTTATTAAACGCCCCTGGTATTTGTTTATAATTTCCATCTGCAAAGTAGTATCTATAATAAGCTTCTAATAATGCTGTAGTAACACCGTAATTATCATCATGAAAAGTAATAGTTACTGGGTTATATTTTATTGCTGTTTGTACATTCTTTTTTCTATTGTACTTGTTTTTAGTTTCTACATCTGCACTAAATTTTGGTAACTCTGCACTCTTAACAAGCATACCAATTTCTAATTCGTGTTTAGCTTTTAGGTCAGGTAATATACTTGCTGCTGCTGGATCCATTTGGAAAAAGCAGTGGTATAGAAATTTTGTATGTGGTGCTAGTTTTTGATTTTCTGTTACAAACAGTCTACTAGCATGTGCATAGTCCCCTAAATTTCCTTTAGGGCTTAACAATCCGTCAGCTAGTTGTCCTAAAAATCCGTTGAATGCAGACATTATTCTTTTCTCCTGTGCTAGTATTTATCTTTACAAATTAAGTGGGTAGATAATTCAGTCATAAAAAAAGGAGCCTTAACAGCTCCTTTTTTAATATTATATTATATTTTAAACGCCGCCGCCTGTGATAAGCGTGTTAACTGTACGTGCTACTGCTGTACCAATACCTGTACCTTGCGGTGACTGTATTGCGTTATCATATTGGATTTCAAGTGTTACTCTCATCGGCTCGTTGTTTGCATAAGCTAGTTCATTGTAATTAGCATTAGTTACAAAACAACCGTATAGTTCAAATGTTTCTAGTACAGCTGGAACATTTGCGCCATTACCACCGTCTAAGATTTCAATCGTTGTTGTAAATTTATAATCTTGTCCTGATGCTGCACTTGACTGTTCGAAAAAGTCAAATTGTTTCTGTAACTGCTCACCAACTAATTTTTGTACATTATTACTAACGTCTTCACGTAAGTTAATAGTAATCGGTGACCATGTATGCTTACCTGCTAGGTATGCTTTAGAATTGTATACTGGAATTTCAATTGGTTCAAAAGCAACTGTTGGTCTTGTTACATCCACTACTTGTTTTGTTAATTCTGTAGTCGGTGTAGTTACACCAAAATTTTGCAAAGAAACTCTAAATCGATATTGCAGTTTCGGCATTAACAAGCCCTGGTTGCTTGCGGAATCTCCGCTTGCTAAAGGGACTGTAATTTTTGATAGTGTTGAAATAGACATTTAGTTTGCTCCTGTTATAATTATATTTATCATATTAGAGTCCTGCAATTTCACCAGTATTTTTAAGTCTTAATGGAATGTAAATAAACTCCACAGCCTTAACTGGTTCAATAGCTATATCTAAGTAAAGCTCGTTTCTATCAATTCTTGCTGGTGTATTATTTGATTCGTCACACACAACTAGGAAGTCATATAATGCTCTTTGAGACACTAGCTCAAGCATTAAACTATCTGCTTGTGCTTTGATTTCATCACGTGTGATTTTATCATTTGGCTCAAAAATGTAAGGCTTAGCAAGTTTCTTAAGTTGTGATCTTAAGTAAATTACTAGTCTTGCAACGTTGATTCTGTCTAATGCACTTGCATTCTTTGCTCTTGTCTTTTGACCAAAGTTTACAAGTCCTGCTCCTGTTAAGAATGTAATTGGGTTAATGTTGTTAGCATAAAGTGTGTCACGCTGTCCTTCATTTAATGCAATTGACTTAAATTCGCCTTCTGCATCAATGTATCCTGCGGCACTTGCGTTTGTAATTCCACCACGTCTTGTACCTGCTGGTGCAAACCATGGAAACGATACTTGATCGCTCAATGCTAGTGTTCTTAGAATACCGTGACTTGGCGGAACAACAACGTTGTTACCTGCGTTA